AAGTTAACTCTGGGTATTGTTCTAAATGCTCAGAGTGTTCTGTAGATCCAGTAAAAGGGTCTATTGCAATAAGTCGGCTTTCTGGGTGATCCATAAAATGGTCGGAGAACCAACAAACCGAACCACCTTCGTATACTCCAATTTCTAAAATCGTTTTCTTTTCTGTTTGCGATAACCACATTTCTTGCGTACGTGGGTCTTGGCGCATACCGTAATCAGATCTGGCAATATTTTTCCACCATTCGTGGTGTAAGGTGTACTTTGTAGAATCTACAGATTTAATTTTTTCATCAAGCTCTTTAAGCTGTTGTTCTGTAGAGGTCATGAGGACTTGGTGTATGGCAGCATACTAGCAGCCGCTTAGAGGAAGGGGCAAGTTCTTGGGCACTTGACAAGGGAGACTAGAACAAGTACAGTGTGCATGGTCTACCATCATCTTACATGACAATCACTCTCAACTTGGATTCAAAGGATTTTCCAGCCACAGCTTCCGCGTGGCAAAAACACAAAGTAATTACTTCCGTAGGAACTGAAATTTTTAAAGGTGTTTGGTTTGTGTTTTTTATAGTTGCTTTATATGGTATGGGGTCCTATATAACGCAGAGCATCGAGAAAAATAAAGTCGTAGACAGACAAAACTTTACGCTTTACAATCAGTGCATGGCTATCCAACCTAATTCAAGTAGTCCGCGAGAAGAACGACACATAAAAAGGCATTGCCGTAGTTACGCCTGGAATACCCTTTCTGAACAATACAGTTCTTCCTCCGCTCCTCAATAATGGTTTTATCCGCTATTCGCGAATGGCAAAGGCTGATCTTTCGACCACCTTCCTTTTATCAAATCAGAGTACAAAAAGAATTTTGGTTTCTTATAAATTTAGGTTCTTATCAAATGTTTTGGGAAGCGGACCTCTTGAAGAGACGGAATAGGTAAGCCCTTGTTTTTACTTTTGTATTCAGTACAATAACGTCAGTTACAAAACATAGGGTTACGTGAACTTATTTGTTTTATCGTGTGTTTGTCCTGAATGCAACGTTAACTTTGAGTTGCGTGGTGGCAAACTACGACGATGGGTACGTTCTAAGAAAATTAAACCGGAACGAAAAGGACCATTCTGTAACTATAAATGTTCTAGAATTTGGAGTGGAAAAATGAAACGTAAAGAAACAGTAACTATTTAAAGAATCTGGGCTGTCAGAGCCAACCTGACGTAAGCCCCAGCTAACTTGAATATTCAGCTAAGAACATATTTTCATAAGGCTGAAGTCCAACTATTGTGTACCCTATCTTTTTAATAAATGTAAAGAGCTCAACTCGTTTACTATAGTTCTCCCGCCCTGCGTTAGATTCAAAAATAATTGGAGGGTAATTACTTTCTTGTAAATTGTTTAAAGCACCTGTTATAACTTGAAGTTCGTGACCTTCGACATCAATTTTTACTAAGCCTATTTTGTTTTTTGGGAAGTCAAAATAATCTATGTAGCACAAAGGCACTTCTTCTGAGCTGATAATAGTTTGATTCTCTACCGGTTCTAATGTAGATCCGCCGCCATCTTCAGAAACAATAGTTAGCTTTGCTTTTGCGCCTGGGGTTATTGCACTATTTGTTAAACCCATATGATGTGGCATAATATTTGTTTTTTCTTGTATAAAGATGTTGCCACATAGTTGATAATATGTACGTCGTTGAGCTTCAAAAGCATGTACCTCATAAAAATGGTCGGCTAGCAAAAGAGAGTACACACCCATGTGGGCACCACAATCAAGAAAAATCTTACTTGTGTCTCCAAACTTTTTTGCAAAGTTTATTAAAGTCAGCTCAGGGATGCCTACTTGGTGCATTTGACATCGACCTGAGTCGTCATCGTGCATCAAAAAAGCAATTTCCGGCGTGGGAACAATTAGGGATTTTTCAGGTCCCCAGAGATATGTGCCCATATAACAAGATTAACTGCTAGCATACTAACAGTTTTTTAATGGTTATGGAATCTATTCCAGTTTTGGGGACCGCTGTTGTTAACGCGCCTCATTGGGTTTATAGATTATTTTATAGTATTGACTACCCTGTAGATACTTTTGTAGTATTCAATAACAATGGCAGAGACCAGATAACTCATGAATTGGATCTTTTAACTAAGGTGCCTCATAAATATGTTAAGAATGTAAAAATTTGTCATCTACCTGCAAACTTAGGTTGTTCTGGAGCATGGAACTTAATAATAAAATCGTTTATTAACGCGCCTTACTGGATCATAACTAACCACGATCTTATGTACACCCCTGGGTTACTTAAAAATATGGTCGCAAAAGCACAGGATGCGGAAACAGGTCTTGTTCATGGTAAGAACGGCAGCTGGGATTTGTTTTTACTTAAGGATTGGGTTGTTCAAAATTTTGGGTTATTTGACGAGAATCTCTATCCGGCCTACTGCGAGGATATGGATTACGGCATGAGGTTCAAACACGTTGAATTAAAAAGGGACATGAATGTAGAAGTGCCTTACTACCACGGAGAAAGCGAAGGCTACGAGGATGGTAGTCAAACTTGGCGTAGTGAACCAGCTTTAGCTAACGGAATCCACCTCGCTCACGAGCTGAACAAGCATTATCTACATGCCAAATGGTCGCCAGCGTGGCAAGCTCATGTAGAAGGTGAGGTATACAAAACACCGTTTGACATGAAAGAGCTTCCTTTAGATTTTACAACGTATGATTTAGAGTTTGTTCGCAAGAAATATCTAGGATTTTAAGAGTTACTATTTATAGTAGGGTTAACCTGTCGGTAGAAATGCCTTTTTATTCCTCACACACAACTTATGGGCGACTGATTAACTCTCTTCGTTCAATTTGTGCTGAAAAGAAACTCTCGTCGTTTAAACTGAGCAAATTGGCTGAGTTATCACCTACAACTACTCGTAAAATTTGTGCAGATGCCCGTTACATCCCTTCTCCTGACGTTTTAGAGAGACTTTGTATTGTTTTAGACGTCACACCTGGGGATTTACTTCAAATTTTGCCTACAATAGAAGAATCAATAGCGGTGTGCTCTGGTGTTTTCGCCTCAGGATTATGAATTAGCCGCCCGTTTGCTCGGGCTCCCTGTGCCTATGACCGCTGCTGAAAAAGCTGCGGCAGCTCCCATGACTGCGGTTGTCATGCGGAACTTCATGAAGGCCGATGCACCGATGGCCGGCCATGGGTACGGTTCTGATGGGTTAAATACCTCAGCAACCAGCAGTTTAAACGCTTACCCAGACACAGCTAACCCTCGTGTTCGCGACCAACTGGGTCACAGGATGATGGCTGGTGCCACAACGGATACTTCGCAGTCAGAAGTAGAAGAATTGATGATGGTTCTTTCGCAAAACCCCAGTCTTGTGCGCGTAGTCATGGATTTCTTGCGTGGTATGCAACAACAGCAAGAGGAGTACGGTAACTTTTTAAGTGCTCAACGTCCTCCTGAATTTGATTTGCCTAATTACGGGAGCAATTACTCAATGCTGAACGCCCCTGGATCTAAGATGATTCCTCCCTCCATTGCGTATCAGGGGTTGGGTTAATGAATACACGCGAAAAACAGTTGTTAGAACGGGATGTTCGTCGGGGTAGCCCTGAGCTGAACCCCGGTGATTTTTTAAATTTGTACATGAAATCTAATTTCCCTCAGACAGCAGCAGTACCGAACTCAGATCAAAAAGAGATGCAGATCATTCCTCAAACCCCTGGAAAGGAGATAGAATATAACAAGAAACCCTTACAGGGAACTTCTTTCGATAACCCGAAAGGACGGTAAAACAAATGTCGGCACCTGCAGCAACGCAATCCTTATTTAAAGAAGTCCTCGGTAATTTAATTGCCGGAGGGGTTACGACCGGCTTTGGAGCAATTAAAGGTGGTGCTGCTGCGGCTTTACCTGAAACAGCCGCCGCACCTACTGCTTCTCGCGGTAAAGGAGGCTATTTTGTAAGTCCTGCTGATTTATTAAATGCCCAACAGTACGCAGATCAAGAGAATTATCGTCGCACGATTTTAAATAAATTTGGTGGTTTGAATCTTCCTCTTATTGATGTTGAGGATGTTTTACAAGGCCAGGTTGAGAGATCCGAACAACAGGCTGAAAGCTTGGGTCGTCGTGAACGAGCAAGAACTGGATTAGAAAAATCGTATGAGTTAGCTGGCACAGGACTCACCGGGCAGTACGGTGTTGAAAAAGCAGAAAGCGAGGCTTTAGGTAGAATCCAACAAGAACGTGTAAAGTCAGGATATGAGACTGCTCAAGCTCTTTTAGACTCTGTGATTAAGAATATTTCTTCAGTTCCGAATTTTTCTAGTAGTCCTGTATTAGCTGAACTTGCGAGGGTCGTTTAATGGCTATTCGTTTTGCTGGTTTTTCCCCCGCTCTTCAAAATCTTATAAAGAATCCTGCAGCTCTTTACGGTGCGACTGCTGCGGGCGGTGCCGGTTTAGGAGCGTTGGTTGAAAAAATACGTTCAGGTGTGGTTACACCCGAAGATCAGGATCGCGAGGGACAACGAGCAGCGCCTCCGACAATAGCCTCACCTGATATTAATCCGCCGTTCGCCAAGGAACCTAAGATTCCTACTGTTGGTGAAACAACCGCTCCAGCTAAACAGCAAGATCGTAGCGAGTTAGAAAGAGCGGGGAGAGATAAGGGTATTCAAGATTTACTTGCTCAAATAGAGAAACAATCAGATCCCTCTTATCGTGCGGAAATTATAAGGCAAAACCTTGAAGCTCAACGAACTCTAGGAGAAGAAACAACTGAAAATTACCTTCGTAAACAAGCAATAGTAAATGCCGGACGTGTTGAGCAAGAAAATGTAAAAGCGTGGAGAGATATAACCACGGCGCAATATAACCGTGACGCTACACTAGCTATGTCTATGGCACAAACAGCTTATCTAGCTGCTACGCCTAATGTGAGTGTAATGGAAGCATTGAATGCCGCTACTAAAGCTGGGGCTGCTCCTTTTCAATCAATTACTGTGAAGGCGTCTTAATCATGGCAGACCCAATTACTCTTGGATCGCTTGCTACTTCCTTTGCAACTGGAGCTGCTGGGGCAGCGGGTTCTTATGGTGTTAGTCAACTATTTGGTAGTATTTTTGGAGGAGGTTCTAAACCCGCACAATCTTCTGCTACTTCTTCTCCTGCTGATTATTTATCGTTATATGCTGGTCAAATGGCTGCTGGAAATGTCCCCTTAACTATTGCGGCGCAAGGAGCTGGTGTGGCACAAGGTGCAGCCGCAGGTGCATTAGGACTAGAAGCACAAACTCAAGCTCAAAATCAACTAAATATTTTTGAACAAGCTAAGAAACAAGCCGATACAGCTGTACAATCCCAAGCTGCTGAAGCCTTAGGTTTTGCTCAAGCAGGAATTGATACTAAGAAACAATTAGCTCAGTCTAAATTGGCCACTGAAATTGCTGGTGTAACCGCAGCTTCTAAAGTTGGTGAGGAAGCTTTAGCCGGTCAAAACTTATTAGCTCGTCAAATTGCTTCTACAAACTTAGATATTGCAGGAGCACAAGAAAAAACTAGACTTCGCTTGACAGAACAAAGAGGAGCAATTGAAGGTCAAATGGCCCTGAGGCGTATGGGACAGAGTATGGCTTTGGGTGGCAGAGCTGCGTTTGCTTGATGCAATCTACAATTGGGGTTTCTAGTACTGTAGGTAGTTGGTTGACCACGCTGGAAAAATCACAGCGGGATGCTTTTGTACATTACGCTAAAAATGCGACAAGCGATATCGAGGCTTACCTATATGCTAGATTCCTTTCTCCTAGTTACACAGGTAGTATTTCTGATATTACCGCGTGGGTACAAGAAAAATACCCTAAAGAGGATCTTAGAAAAATCCTTTTGATAGAGATTGATGAATTGAGGAATGATATTAAAAGTGTTAGAGACATGACCACACAGTCTATGTTAGATCCTGCGACAGCAGCAACTAAGATTGCATCATTACAAAAAGAGTTAAGATCTCACATTCAAGCGGTTCGTACAATCACGGATGGTTTAGATCGTCGTGGATTACTACTTGCAGGAGCAGATCGTTGTTTACGAGAACTCGTGAACACGTTTGAGGATCAACCAACAATTTTGGCGCTCCTGGAAGCTTCTTCCCTATTGGTCTGGTCTACTATGGAGCGCGAAGAACGAACTTAAACAGGTTCTAGTAGGCCCAGTATATTATTTATTGGACATCTAAAGATACCCATAAAAGCATCATTTACTCCTGCAGACATAACAAAGTCATCTCCTTCCAGATAGCAACCGAAAGGAAGAATTAAAGCCGGTTGTTTAGACACAGCATTACCTACGGCGTCTGTCCATCGAATCAAATCATCGTGCAATGAGCCACTAAAAATAGGCCGTGGGATGCTGTGTGTAATTTTAGAAGTTTTTATATCCATCAAATAAGCGCTCAGATGATACAGCAAGTAGGAAGATCCGTTATCGTCATTTTGTAAGTGCTTCCAGTGGTAAAACACTAGATATTTATCTGCTAGTTTTAAAGGTGCAGTTGAGTTAAATGTAGGTAACTCTCCAGTAGTCTTTGTTAATACAGAGCTATCTATTTCAATTTTCTGTCCGTATTCGCGTTCGATTACTAATGGGCGCGTTGAGTAGAGACAACGAAGTTCATCTTCCTCACAATAAAAACACCAGTTTTTTTCACATTGATCTTTTTCTCTGTTTTTACCGATTGGAGGTATAGTTGCGCCAACAGCTTCAAATTGGTCGTTTACATAACAAACAATTATTTTTGGTTGGTAAAACAAATTTTCTTTATTTGAATCATATTTACTTGCGTAAGTTGACCCTACGAATTGTACGTACAAATCGTCGTTACTCCCTTTAAATAAACGAGGATCTTCATAACTAAGCCTATGTTTTTTTGATCGCAGTTTTTTGGCACCTAAAATTGTCGTGTCGTCTACAAGTTCTCCTATGTAAACTTCTGTAGGACTATTATTTAAATAAAAATATTTCATATCGTAACGAAACCCAAAAGGTTCGGGTTGGGAACGCCAAGCTATTAGCGTTTTGTCTTTATGTCGAATAATTGAAGGACTAAAGTTAGCCACAGAATATTCGGGCAGTCCATGAAGAATTCGTGTAAAAGTACCTCCCAATGCGTCGGCTTGTCTGTAAATAGAAGGCACACCTTTTTGAGGTACACCTTTGAGAGGGAACAAAACGTCAGAGTTGACGTGGTTGAAACGGTGTGTTGTTTGGTTCATATCAAATACTCATTTCTTTGATGGCTTGAGAAAATCCGGCGGCTACAGATTCCCAACGATATTCGGGTCGTTGTGTCACCTCGTAACAAGCGTCTGCTACTTTTTCGTACAGAATTGGATCTGCATAAAGACTTGTTAGTAGATTCGCTACAGAATTAACGTCTACAAGACCTCGTTGTACACCTAGGTCTTTATCTATTACCCAGGTGGCAATATCTGCTAATAAACCCGACCCTTTCCAAATATCGGCACAAGCTGTGTGATTCGGAACAACTTGAGGTTTTCGACAACTACCATGTTCAAAACTGACAAGACCCCATCCCTCGCCATCAGCTGTGTTTAATCCAACATCACAAGCATTGTAAATAATGTTGAGTAAAGAATCATCTGGTGCATCGGTGTAATTAATTTCAGTTGTAGTCATGATTAAACGTTTTGCGTCATCTAACCCAAGCTTTGTCATTTCACTCTTAAACAAAGATTTAACATCCCATCCCAAATCTTTGGCCCCCATGTGTAAGTACAACATGGTGTCTGGTTTATCTTTAGCGAATTCTGCAAAAGCCTTGATTGTTAGATCAATTCTTTTTCTAGGTTGGTTTCGATTACCGTTAAATACTATAAATTTATCTTGGGGAAGTCCTAGATAATTACGAGCCTCTGTTTTGGACATTGGCTTAAATTTGTCTGTGTCAACTCCGTGGGGTAGAACTCCTAAACGGCTTGTGTTCGGCACATACTTTGAAATACGACGAGCGCACGGAAGAGTAAAAGTCAATCCCAGGTCCCAATGAGGGATATGTCTAAACATCTCGGGAAAATAATCTTCGCTGTCGATTGGAAAATAAGTTAAAAATTTAAATTTATGAGAATCTTTTAAGAACTGACAACGTTCCCAAACACTATTCACCACCCAAATGTCGTTCAGACAGATAAAAAAATCGGGTTTTTCCTTATCGATTATTGCAGGAATGCGTGGGATACCAAAACGATCTCCGCAGTTTACGTTTGCAGCGGGATATATTTTATAAGGATGGGGGTGAGGATCTCCGCTATAATTAATACCTATTACACTAACTTCATGGTCTTTTACCAATTGATCTAGTACACTGTGAGTGACTCGTCCAAATCCGGTATTAGAGCAAGCGTCTCCGTACCAAAGAATTTTTGCCATTTCTCGACTAAGATTTAGTTAGTGTCAGCATAGCAGCATTCGGAGAAGATTAAAATGCCAAGTCGAGAAACTTTTGCATATCGACGAGGCGCTCAACTCAAGGCGTTACGTGCTGCAGAACAAACCGTTTCTCCCGCAGATTCTATTTATGCAAAAGCGGCAGGAGACTTTCATGTGTTCTGTACGTTACTTGATAAACCTCCAGCAAGACACATGTTGGAGTGGCATCGTGAGCTAATTACGGGCGAGAGTAATAAGTATCTATTAAACATAGCAGGATCTAATACAGATATTTTGGCGCCCAGGGGGTCAGCTAAAAGCACTGTGTTGAACTTGTTCACAGCTTGGATTATTGGAACACACACCACAGCCAAGAGACCATTTCAAATTATTTATTGTTCGTACAACATCGCCACGGCTATCCCAAAAAGTAGAATTATAAAAAATATTATTGACTCAGCGGAGTTTAAACGGATTTTTCCAAAAGTCCTTTTGAAGTCCGGTATGCAATCGGATATTGGTTGGTCTATAGATTATGAGTATGCCGGAATTCCTCGGTTGGGTGACGAAGAATTTACACTTCGTGCAGCAGGTTTGCGTGGTTCTATTACTTCTAAAAGAGCTCACTTAGTTATCATTGATGACCCGATCAAAAGTAGTGCGGATATCAAAAACCCCACAATTCGCGAGGAGATGCAGACTAACTGGTCATCAGTTATCGCTCCCATTATTTTTGAAGGAGGGCGAGCGATATGTCTTGGAACTAGATTCCATCCTTTAGATATTCACAAAACTACTTTTGTATCTAAAAAAGGTTGGCGACAAGTAACCCAAGAAGCAGTTACTTATGACGACAAAGGAAATCCTGTAAGTTACTGGCCCGAACAGTGGAGCGCTACTTATTTATTAGAGCAAAAAGAATTAGACCCCGTGGCGTTTGCTTACCAGTATCAGCAACAACCAGTTATGACTTCAGACTTGGTTGTTTCACCGGATCTTTTAGTTAAAGGAGAAGTTGTAACTGAATTCGATAGTCTGGCCGTTGGAATTGACTTATCTGCTAGTCGTAATGAAACTTCGGATTACACAGCTTTTGTTTTAGGAGGAAGACTAAAAGATAAATATTACATTATCGATAGTCACCAATGTCGTTCGATTGGAAATTTAGAGAAAATAGATTTGCTTTGTGATTTGTTGCTTGAATGGGGAATTTTAACTTTAGAAAATGACGTGTATTTTCCGACATATTCTACGATTACCCTGGTAGTTGAGGCAGTTGCGTATCAAGCGAGTTTGGCTGCTGACCTTAGGAGAGTGCTCCTTAATGAACGCGGATTGAGCAATATACATATTCATGAAATTAACGGATTTAGAGGAGACAAGATTGCCAGGTTCCGTGGTACTTTAGGCTTACTTGAAAATAAAAAAGTGATTTTCAATAAGTATCGTAAATTTGATGCTTTATTTGAACAACTCATTAACGTAGGAGCGACGGCTCACGACGATCTCCTTGATGCGTATACGTGGGTTATCACGTATTTACAGCGTCGAGGCCAGTTTTCAGTCGAATTCTAATTTTACCTTTTATTGAAATGTCTAAAAAATTGTGGGTTGCGATCACTGCCCATAACCCTTTAGAACGGCTAAACCCGTTGGTTAATGTTTTAGCTGAATACGAGAAGTACCCTCACGAGGTATCTGTAAATATATACATTAATTATGATGCTCAGGATCAAATTGAAACTTTAGAAAAAGTTCTTGGAGTATTTAAAAAAATACAGTTGACTGTAAAAGTAGCTGAGCCGGCCTACGAGAATTGGTATCTTACCTGGGCACATAAGGTAGACCTTGCAATGGCCATACTAAATCACAAAGCGGATTACTATATTTATCAAGAAAACGACATGTTATTAACTCTAGAAAACTTTAACTATTTTATTAAGTGGAAACCGGTGTTAGCCCAGCGTGGTTTTGAACCTGGTTTTGTTCGATACGAAAATTACTTGGAACAGAAGATTCCTTTTGACAATCATAAAGTCCATTCTTTAACTAAGGAAACCCCTAACGTGTGGAGCTCCATAGGATTTAAAGTACCCACGCTTTTAGTTATGGATTTTGAAATTGACTTTTTTGTTCAGTTCCCAAATCCTTACTATGGAGCAATGATCTTAGACGAAATTGACGGTAGGGCATATATTAAATCAGATAGTTACGATCCTGAAAAAAGCTATCTTAAAGTTTTAAAACAAAATTGGCCTATAGCAGATCGTAGTTCTATGGGACTTTGTTTTGAAAACGTCCCTGTCGGTTATGAGCATCGTAGATGTGTGCCTGTACATAAACAGGAAGGGGCTTATGCTCCGCATGATTGCTCTCTATTACGTCACGATGATAACAAGTACTCTTTGGAGTTTGTGCAAAGAAAAGTACCTTTGGTAATCTGTGATAAAATGCTGTCGCTTCCGTGATTTCAAAAGAAGGAGGAGCCCCTTTTGTGTCGATTTGTTACTTTTTTAATGGGCGGCATACATGTGAAATATTACCAAGAAAACAAGCCTACTTATTAAAAAAATCTATAACGTCGGTAGGTGGTACTATTTACTGGTTTAATCCCGCTAATGGATAACACGTCGCCTACGTATTACAAGAGACAGGGCATGGAGTGCTTTGACGCGCAGCTAGCGTCCACAGGGTTAGTGAAGTTTCAGGGTTATTTAGAAAATTGTGTTTCTAAGTATTTGTGGAGATGGGAAGAAAAAAATGGCGTGGAAGATTTGAAAAAAGCTTCGATTTATTTGGCTAAACTTATAGAAACGCTTGAAGATTAATGGACGTTCGCGCTTACGGCTCTATCTACGGACAGTCTGCAAGTTTGCCTTACACAAGTGGGCTAGCTCTTAATGCAGGACAACACGCTAATTTTACGACCTCTCGTGGTGTTTATGTAAATACCGGAGGGACTAACGGAACTAGGTTGGTCGTTATTATGTCGGATGGGCAGGGAACACCTGTAACGTTTAGTGGTTTTTCTGACAGCACTCTGCTGCCAATTTCAGTTACATCTATAAGCGGGATCAGCACCGTACCAAACGTTATCGTGTTGTTCTAATGGCTGAGATTGCTAAAAAAAAGGATCCCGCCAAATGGGCTGCTGCGAAAGCAAAAGCTCGTAAAAAACTAGGTGGGCACAGCGCCAGAGCTATGCAGTTAGCTTCAAAGTACTACAAAGCCGCTGGCGGGCGTTACGAAGGTTCAAAATCTTCTTCAAATCGGTTAACTCGCTGGGGAAAAGAGGATTGGCAGACTAAGGAAGAATATGAAAAGAGCAAAAAATGACGGATTTAGCACGAGAAAAAGGAAGAACTGAGCGGTATCTCCCTCGTTCCGCGTGGGCAGCTCTAAGCCCAGAAGAACGTCGAGCTACAGATGAGAAGAAAAAGCAAGCCACGGAGGGAGACCGCCCTGTAAATACTCAAGTCCCGAATACAGAGCGAGCTAAAGAAGCAAGGCGTAAAGCTTCTGAGTATATTAAACGTAAGTCTTCACCGTAACCATGGATCTTCGCGACCAGCTTCAAAAAGAACTCTTAGAAGAGCAAAAACAAGAGATCTTAAATCGCGCTAGGGAAAAACGCCGGCAAGAAACTGAAGATATGAAAGTTCAATTTAGATCTTCAGGTGGGCAGCCAGTCGATTATTAACTGCTACTATGATGGCAGTCTCAGACCCCCTCATGCTGTTTGACTGCTTTACTTATTTTAACGAAAAGGAATTGCTTGAGCTCCGTGTGGAGATGCTCAAGGATGTCGTTGATGGTTTTATTATTACAGAAGGAAACTTAACCTTTAAAGGAGACCCTAAACCTTTTACATGTCTGGAAAATATTCGAGAGCTTGGTTTACCTGAAGAAAAAATCCAAGTTTTACATGTAGAACTTCCAGATGCGGAAACTCATCCCAATCCTTGGATACGAGAGTACGCTCAAAGAGACGCTTTAGCGGTGGGTATGCGTATGACCCCACCCGATTCGGTATTTTTCTTTAGCGATATTGACGAGATACCCAAACCTTCTCGACTACTAGAAGCTATTGATATTGCTAACGAGAACCCAGAGCGTTGTGTTCGATTGTCAATGCCCATGCTTTACGGAAGAGCAGATCTCCGTGTAGTTGATCCCGAACAAGATACAAGTAAACCTCCTACAAACTGGACTTGCGGCACCGTGGTTTTATTTGACCACCTTGAAGATACCCTTTCTCGTATACGAAATAAAGACAACGGTCTAGTAGTAGGCGACTGCGATTGCGGTTGGCACTTTTCATGGATGGGAGATGCTGAGAGGTTAAAGAAGAAACTTACTTCTTTTTCACATTGTTACGATGATATACCTAACGCTCATGCTCCCGCTTATAGTCAAGAAATGTTGGATTATTTAGACACGTATAAACCAGAACCTGGAGGGGTCGACCCTTTGGGCCGTAAAGATCATATACTTATTTCCTATCCACATGAGCTGTTACCTCAAGAACTCTTTAAACTAGAAAGAGTACGCAGTTTCTTGCTTCCTTCCCATGGCTGACAAAATGCCTCCTGAGCTCTTGGCTCGTTTCCAGAAAAAAGACCCTAAGGAAATGACTGACGATGAAAAAAAATCAGCCCGTCAGGCTGCGTTAGCTAAGGCTAAAAAAGCAAAGCAGAAAAAAACTGGCGCTTGACGCCTTAAGTACCTAACTTATATAACGGCATATAGTTCTCTGTCTGCCGTTTGCCTCCCGTCTTTGAGAACCAATGGCCGATTCAATCAGTATTAGAAGCAGATATGGCGAAATCCTAGAGGCTGCCAGAAGCCAGGATCAATCGAAGCAGTCGGCTACTTTGGTCGTGCTCGGTCATTTACAGCAGATGGTGCTGTTGATGATAAAAAAAGGTTTGTTTTTTTATTGTGAACAAGACACGTATAACAGTCGAGGCAAATTTTTACAAGATCTAATAACTCTAAATAGACTAGACATTCGTTTTCCAACGATTATTCGCAATTTTTTAATAGACGGCTGTGGGTTGTTTTATTTTCGACCCGACCCTAAGTTAAAGTATCAAATTTACTTTTTTGACAAACATCAATATCGCG